CATCAAGACCATCTCCATCCCACGCGTTGAGTTGATGGACGGGACGGTTGATGCGGTGCTGTCGGGACGAATCATCTTCCCGCGCAAAAACATCCCCATCACAGAACAAGTTGTCAAGCATTTGCAGAACTACATCATTGAGATTGACGAAACGGGCAAGCGGGATTACGCCAAAGGACGAGAAGACCACTTTGGTCGCGCCATTGATTACGCTCGCATCGTCGCAGATACAGCAAGGGCACTTCGGGCGATGCCCGCAGAGCCAATCAGGGCTGATTGGTTCGCTGGGACGCCTTTGGTGCCATCACTGGGGGGTGTGTCGTGGTGAAACCGATAGCGTTCGTTGAATCACTTCAATTCGCTGACTGGATTCGCATCCTACCGAAAGGCGTTTTCAAACGCGACGGACGGACGATCAAACTTGACGACGCTTTCCTGATGGCGATCAAGCGAAACTTTGATGCGGGCGTGTTGGGTCGCGATGTCCCCGTCAACTTTGAGCATCAATACACCGCACTCGGTGCTGCTGGTTGGGTTCGGGCGTTGGAAGTTCGGGAAGATGGGCTTTACGCGTTGATTGAGTGGACGGACATCGGCAAGGAAGCCATTGAAAAGCAGCGGTTCAAATATGTCAGCGTTGAGTTAGGCGGAGCAGTTGATCCCCAAACGGGCAAGGTTTTGGGCGAAGATGTTTTGACGGGCATCGCATTGACCAATCGCCCCTTCTTCAAAGGCTTGACAGCCCTTGCCGCAGCCGACCCTGATTGGACGGCAAACGATGACCCACTGCAATTCCCCATCCACGATGACCGCTCTTACGAATGGGATGCCGATGAAAGCGAACGGAGATGGAGAAGATGGGTTTCGGAGAAAGACCCAAGCGAATGGGGCAACGATGAATGGCGAAAATATCGGCGACGGTTTCTCGCTTACGACCGAGCCAACCCCGATTTGTTCGGCTCTTACAAACTCCCAGTTATTGACATCGTTAACGGTCAACCCCGCGTCATCTTCCGAGCCGTCGTCCAAGTTTTGGCGATCCTTGCAGGCGCTCGTGGGGGCGTTGATTTGCCCAGCGATGTGAAAGAGCGCGTTCGGTCCATTGCCGAACGATTGCGAAGCAAATTCGGCGAAGGAGGTGAAAACATGAGCGAGGAAAAGAACATCGCTCATGAGTCGCAGCAAACCCTTGACCCCGCCAAAGTCGTTGCGCTTGAACAGGAAGTGCAACGGCTAAAGGCGGAGCAACGGAAGCGGCAGTTTGCCGACGAGTTGGCTTCACTGCGTTTCAGCGAGGGCAAAGTTGCTCTCGCTCCTGCCAGCCGCACCAAGTTCGTGGAAGTTCTCGCGGAGTTAAACGACGAACTGGCGAGCAAATTGATGGACGCCATCAAGTCCATCCAATTTGTCCCGCTGGGCGAACTCGGCTTTTCCGCCACTGAGCCCGACGAAAAAACGGAGACCCTGCAAACTTACGCCGAGAAAATTGCCCGCGAACGCAACTTGAACTTCACTGACGCCCTTCGCATCGCCGCTTCGGAGCGACCAGACCTTGTTTTCAGCGAATACAAAGTCCACAAGTGAGGTGATGAAAGATGGCGACTTATCGGGAAGCGTTAGTCGTTTCCTTTGTGGCGGGGGCGGATTTGCGAAACTACCCCTTCGCTCCCGTCAGGCTGGACGCCACGACAGGACGCGTCGTTTTGGCAGGTGCTAACGAGCGAGCCATCGGCATCTTGCAAAACAAACCAAACGCTGGCGAGACGGCATCCGTGATGCTTTACGGCATCAGCAAGGCTGTCGCTGCTGGCGCTATCACCATCGGAAGCCCCGTCGTTGCTGCCGCCAACGGGCAAGTGTCAGCGGCAGGGGCTTTCCACAATCACGGCGCCGCTTCCGACAACCCACCGACGGGGCAACAACGGATTCTCGGCTTCGCGCTAACGGGTGCGACGGCAGCAGGACAAGTCATTGAAGTCCTGCTTGCACCCTTTGAGTTCTAAGGATGGGACGAGGGACGGGGGACGAGGGACGAAGGAGGTGACCATGATGACCGACCAACAAATTCGGGAACGAATCATGTCCATCCTTTACGAGGCATGGCAAAAGAGCGGGAAACACCATCGCGTCTCGTTGGATGACTTGTTCAGCGCCTTCAACGCCCAAAGCCAAGACGAGCAAATTCAAGTCCTTCGGAACTTGCAACTGTTGACGGATTTGGGCTATGTGAAAATGCTGACTTTGCGGAGTGCCCAACTGACGGCATGGGGCGTTTTGGAATGCGAGCGCCATCGCTTGCTGCCTGAACCTTTGCCCCAAGAAACTAAGGAGGTGACCGAATAATGCCGCAAGTGACGGATGTCAAGGATGTGATTTTGGTTGACCCTGTATTGACGCAAGTCGCCATCGGCTACCGCGTGCAAGGGGCGGTCGCCGAAAACTTGTTGCCCACCTTGCCCGTCTCGTCCGTCTCAGGGCAAATCGCCCGCTTCGGCAAAGATGCCTTTCGCCGCGAATCTGCCCGACGGGGACGGGGAAGCCAAGCAAGGCGCGTCCATTGGTCCGTTGACTCGGTGAAGTTCCTTTGCGAGGAATATGCCCTTGAAATTCCAGTGGACGACCGAGATGTCGCTGCCAGCCAGAACCCTATTGATCCGTTTGTCGCCGCCACGACCCAACTTGTTGACATGCTGACTTTGGACGCGGAAGTTCGGGCGAGGGATGCTGTCGTCAACGCCTTGACAGCAGCAGGTTACAGCACGACCCCGACGACTAAGTGGGATCAAGCGAACTCAACGCCCATCACCGACCTGAAGAACGCCATCACAGCGGTTAGTCGACGGATCGGCGTTCGCCCGACGACCGTCGTCATTTCCCGACCCGTTTGGGAAGTTTTGATTGAACACTCACAAGTTGCTGACCGACTGAAATTCACTAACGCCACCTTCTCCACCGACATCCTTGCAAGGTGGCTGGAAGTTCGGGAAGTGGTCATTGGCGACATTGTGATGGACACTGCCTTGGAGGGCGACACGCCCAACTTGCAATATGTCTGGGGCGATCGGGTCGTCGTCGCTTTCGTGCCCCAACGCCCCGCCATCAATCAACCTGCTTTTGGTTACCGACCAACCCTTTCCAACTTCGTCGTTGAACGCTACCGTGACGAGCCTTCCCGAAGCACCGTCATCCGCGTCCGCCACGAAGTCGCCGAGGTCGTCACCGCTCCCGACGCGGGGCATCTGTTAGACGATGTTCTGGAGTCTATCTGAACGGCAGCGACAGGCGGATAGCGACTGGCGATTAGCGACTGGTGAGACGGCAGCGACTGGTTTTGTTGGAGCGCCTATCAGGCGCGACCTTTCAAGTCGTGGCTAATAGCCACTCCAACACTTCGCCAGTCGCCATTTCCCGCCGTTTTTGGCGTCTGACGGGCTTTTGGGGCGAGGGGGGTATTCCGATATAGGGGTGCCCCCACGAGGCGATTGTAGGGCAAAAGTTCGCGCAAACTTGAGCACGCTAGTATACCAATGTGCTCAATTTTGAGAACAACCCGCTCGGACGCCGTCCAAACGGCAAGGGGCGAGGGGCGAGGGACAGGGGACAGGTCAAATTGGTATACCAACTTGCACATCGGAGGCGACCAAGATGCGCCTTTGGGGCTGGTGGAAACGGGCAAAGCAGTCGTTTCAGGAACTCCCACAGCAGCAACTTCGCTCAGAACTGGGTTTTGGTGGCAGCGGGGTCGGCTACCTTCTGACCAACTTGGGCGCTGACGAATATTTGCCCGAACTGTCCTTTCCCCGCTCTATCGCCGTCTACACCCGAATGCGTCGCTCCGATGCGACCGTCCAAGCCCTTGAACTTGCTATCACTTTGCCCATCCGAGCGACCGATTGGGACATCCAGCCTGCTTCCGATGACTTGACGGCAAAGGAAGCGGCAGATTTGGTCTATGACAACCTGTTCGGCGGCATGACCCATACTTTTGATGACTTCGTTCGGGACGCTCTTTTGGCGCTCTTTTACGGCTTCACCGTCTTTGAGAAGGTCTTTGAGGAGCGGGACGATTACATCGTTTGGCGCAAGTTCGCTGCGAGGCATCCGCAAACCATTGAACGCTTCCTTTTTGACGAAACAGGCGGGTTGGCAGGAGTTCGGCAAGTTGGTTTTGACCCGCAGGGACGATTTCGGCAAGTTGACATCCCAATTGAGAAACTGTTGGTCTTTATCTGGCGTCGCGAACTTGGCAACCCTTATGGCGTCTCGGTCCTTCGGGCTGCCTACAAGCACTGGTTTCTCAAAGACCTTGCCTACAAACTTCAAGCCATCGCTTTGGAGCGTTGGGCGGTCGGAATTCCTGTCGGCAAAGTTCCAGCAGGGACATCGGAGCAAGACAAACAAACTTTCCTGCAAATGCTGGAAGCGATGCGAGGACATGAGCGGGCTGCAATGGTGTTGCCTGAAGATTACAGCGTGGAACTGATTGGGGCGGAAGCGGGACAGAGGGCAAATCAAGCCTTCGTGGAAGCAATTCAGCATCACGACACGATGATTGTCAAAGCCGTGTTGGCACAATTTCTCAACTTAGGGACGGGCGATGTGGGAAGTTGGGCGCTATCGCGAGATCATAGCCAACTCTTTTTGATGGGCTTGAATGCCGTTGCTCAATGGTTTGCCGACCACATCAACCGATATGCCATCCCGCAACTTTGTCGGCTCAACTTTGGTGAAGATTTCACCGACTTTCCCGCATTGACCTTCACCGATTTGAGGCTCGTCCTGCAGCGTGAAGTCCTTGCCGAAGCCATCTCCAAACTGGTGCAAACGGGCATCCTGAGACCCGACCGAAGTTTGCAGGAATGGGTTCGGGATGTCTTTGATTTGCCACCTTTGCCTGAAGAACAACCCGAAGAAGTTGAATTGCCAGCACCAGAAACGGCAACGGAAGGGACGAGGGGCGGGGGACGAGGGACGAGTAACAACGGACGCCAGTCGCAGTTTTCCGATCCGCTTGGATTGATTCAAGGGGCGACATTGAGAAGTTTGTCGGACACAACAATCACGGCAGCGGAGCAAAGTTTGCGGAATTTGTTGCGGCAGCAAATTGATGCGTTGATGGAGCAAGTTCGCAAGTTGGTTGCCGATGCCGATGCGGGCAAACCGTCATCTCTGCGAGAACTTGGTCGGCTTTCCGTCTCACAGCATCTCGTTGACGCTTACGCCGTTGAGTTGACGAAATACTTGATGGACGCCTATCGGGCTGCGAGATCGGTCTATCTCGCTTCCACTGGCTCCGACCCAACAAAGCCGATTCCCAGATGGGTTGACTTTTACTTGCAAGGGTTCGCCCAAGCGATTGCAAGACAACACGCTTCCGAACTTGCAGCAACAGTCGGTTATGAGGCATTGAGGCTTTACGAGGAAAGCAAAACGCTCGGACGAAAATTCAGCGACGAACAAATTGAGGCGGCTGCCGTTGAACGGGCAGCCAACATGATGGACGATTTGCCGAGGACGGTTGAGTTGTTGACAGAGATTTTGTTTGAGCCAGTGGAAACGGCAGCGACTGGCGAATAGCGACTGGCGAAAACGGCAGCGAATAGCGATTAGCGACTGGCGACTGGTCAAAAGGCAAAGATGTTGGAGTGGCTATTAGCCACGACTTGAAAGGTCGCGCTTTCTAAGCGCTCCAACATTGGGCATCAAAGGAGCGTGATGGCTATGGAACCGGGCATCGCCATTGAAATCGTGAATGACCAACTGGTCGTTCACTTCATTGACTCTTACAGCCACCGCCTTCAAAACTTTGAACCTGTCTGGCGACAGATTGCGAAGGACTTGATGGAACTGGAGGAGCGAATTTTTGCGACGCAAGGGAGGGTCATCGGCAAACCTTGGGCGCCCTTGTCGCCAAAAACGATCCGCCAAAAGCAACGAAAAAACCTTCCCCTTGAACCGCTTGTCAGGACGGGACGGTTGCGAGCATCCTTGACCGATGAGACCAGCGGCGAGATGATTCTGGACATTGAGCCTTTAGGCTTG